TTTTTTGAGCCACTCCATCCACTCTTTCTCGTAGTCGTTTAAAACTTGGTGTAGCTCTAAGAAATTTTTCTTTAACTCTTTCTCCATCTCTTTCAGACCTTTTGATGATACTTCCGATTTTTTTTGAACCTGCTCCATAAATGAGTGCGTATATAAATGTCTTCGCCTCATCTCTTGACTCCAAGCCAGTCCTAATCTGATTTGCTGTGTGTATATCTCCATTAATGATTTCATGTGTATATTCCTTATCGTTCATGTAATGTGCTAACATCCTCAACTCAAGTCCTGAGGCATCAACACCTACTAATTTATAACCTTTGTTTGTAATCCATAACTCTCTGCATTCTTTTCCATAGGGTGAATACACAGCAGGAACTTGTGCCATATTGGGCGACTGATGGCTCATCCTTCCAGTAATTGTACCATTGGTAATTACTTTGCCATGTACTCTCCCATCTTCTCTAGTAGCTTCAATCCAAGAACTGACTTGAGCAATTCTTTTCTGAAGAGTGAGAAATTTTTTTATTAATTCAGCTTCAGGAATAGTTTTAATTTCTGATAAAACTTTTTCATCAACTATGATATGTCCTTTATCTGTTTTCTTTTTAGGTTTCCATCCTAACATAACTAATCGTTCAGCTATTTGTTGACGTGAACCTAAATTAAATTCTTTAAATTTTACTTTTGTAAATGGTACTCCCTTAACATAACCTCTTGTTTTATTATTAGACTTAGGAATAAATTCTGTTTCTATTTTTAATGGAGGAAAAGTTTTTCTTACGATAGTTTGAAGTTCATTCATATCTTCTTGAAATTTAGCTTGTAGCATATGTGCACCTACAACATCTATCATAAATCCTTTTGCATGTTGTCGTTGTATAATCTTGGCAACCTTATGTTCTAATTCAATTGACTCTCCAAAGTCTGTCATCTTTTTAGAAAGAAATTTATATAACTTCTCAGTTAAATCAACATCATTTCTACAATATTTTAACATCTCTTCACTAAAATAATCAAAGTTATCAAACTCCATTTTCTTTTTATAAAGTTTTTCACCCCAATTTTTTAATGAATGCCCACCCTCTAACATAGGGTTAAATAATCTAGATAAAATTAATGTATCAGTTATCTTACAATTTTTAAATATGTTATAACCAAAAGCTTTATTTAAAACTGGTATATCAAATCCAATAATGTTATGTCCAATAACTTCTTTAGTTTGTTTTAAAAATTCTTCAAACCTATGTATTCTATCTTCTTTAAATTGATAATAAGTATCCTTATGTTTACAAACAATACACCAAATTTTATCTGTAGTCATTGTTGTTTCAATATCAAATATTACTTTATCAAAAGTCATCTACCTTTACCTCAGATAATCTACCTGTATCCATATCATACCTTAAGTCACAGCATGGTCCAGTTAAACCAGCAAATCTGTTCTTTAATACTCTTACCCTTGTGGTACTACGTATTTCAGGGTCATCATTCTGTGCGTCTCTCTCAAGCCCTATAACCATGTCACTTAACTGCCCTATAGAAGCCGAACCTCTTAGTTGAGACAGAGATGTAGCCGCACCCTCTTCATGTCCCTTACCATCAGGTCTCCTTAAATGTGAGACTACTATCATAGCTATACCTGTTTCTTGAACAAGAGTTCTAAGTCTAGTCATGATTTCATCTAATGCTCTACGTTCATCTCCATGACTTTGGTCTGATACTATAATACTAACGTGGTCTATAACAATATACTTACAGTCTAAACCTTTTGCTAAATATCTAACTCTAGAAATTATATTATCAATAGTGTTAGAACCAAAATGGTCAAACATAAATATTCTACCAGTACCTACAGTAGCATCAAAGTAAGTTCTTAATTCTTCTTTAGGAACATGAACATCAGGTAAATGTAATCTTTGATTAGCTTCAATACTCATGATACCTTTAGATGTTATAACAGGGGTCTCTTCTAACATTAACAAACCTATATTATCTTTAGTTTGTTTTATTAGATGATGAATTAATTCTCTCATCACTTGAGTCTTACCTAACCCACTACCTGAAGTGAACGTCACTAATTCAGATGGTCTTAATCCATAAGTAATTTTATTTAATCCTTCAAAAGGATATTGAACAAAGCTTTGTAATGTTGGTTTACTTATCTCATCAAACAAAACATTAGCATTTATAATTCCATCAGGAGCATAGACCTTTGCATTCCAAAATGCTTTTTGATAAATCTGTAATTTATTTTTAGTTAAACAATCAGATGCATCTTTTAAATCATTAGGAAGATACATTATCTTACATTTTCCAGGGCTAAATAATTCAGCTACCTTTAATGCACCTTCACGACCATGCTCGTCATTGTCAAAATTAACTACAACATTTTCAAATTGTTCTAACCATTCTAAACTTCCTTTAATATCTTTAACTGCAGAAGTTATACCATTCTTAATACTAACAACTGGTGTTTCATATCTATCAGTCTTAAACATTTGAAAAGCTGATAAACAATCTATCTCACCTTCAGTAATTATAACAAATTTATTTTTAGAGAATAAATGTTCTCCAAATAATCCTGAGTTTTTTGTATTGCCTTGTATATTAAATTCTTTTAGCTTTGTAAATCTTGTCTTGGTTGCAATCTTTGCACCTTGCTTATCATGATAAGGATAATAATGATTAGTTATATTACCCATACTATCCATCTTAACACTCACCCCATACTTTCTACAAGTAGGTTCAGTTAAGTTTCTATCTACAATTTCTGCAAAGTCAGAAGACTTTCCAAAATCTTTTACTTCGTATTCGTGTGTGCCATTACCATTTGTTTGTGTTGTTTCCATATCGTATTCCTTTATATATTGTTGACATGAAAAACAATACGCAGACCCATCACCATTAAGAGAGACTGCATCAGTACTCTCACATAATGGACATGGTAAATGATATTTTATAAATCCTTGTTTCGTTGTTTCCATTGTCGCCCTCATAAATTATTTATCCCTAAAAAAAGGAGAGCCAACCTGTTACCAAGCTGACCCTCCTGTAGGAGTAGAAAATGAGTCATGCATTATGACTGTTAATGTTGTATCAAAAATCTTCTTTGATGTCAACACCATTAGAAGATTTTTTTTCTATATTAAAATCTTCATTGGGAGTAAATTCTACTAAATCCAGTACCTGTACAGCTTGTAAATCTAAACCTTTGCCCTTCTTACCTTTAAAATTCCAGTCATAAGATTTATACATTACTTTTACTTTACTGCCATTACCGACTATTTTATCAATAGGTTTCTTTTCAGCATCCACTAATTGTGGTTGTTGATTCTTATCTCCATTTGCTTTAGAAACCTTACGTTTAAATCTGATAATATTTTTTACTACCTTATCATCAGCTTTTGTTTCACCAACATTAAAACCATTTGTTTTAAAATCAGTCGCAATCTTATCATCAACTGCTAAATCAATTCTCCACATAGGTTCAAACTTTTCGTTTGGTCTTATTAGAGAAGCCCAGTATGCTGTGCCTTCAATTATTGCCATATGTTTTTTCCTTTTATTATTGTTAATTTACTTTTCATAAAACTCTTTTAGCATATCAGCACCCCCCTTGTCAACACTTGGAGCATCTTTTTTTTCTTTATTTTCCTCAGTATTTTCAAGGATTTCTGTAATCTTTTTATCTATTACTCTTTTAATTTCTTGTTTCTTTTTTAATTTAGACTCTAACTCTGCAATTCTTTTACCCATATTTTGTACATCTTGTGTAGCTTGTTCAACTTGAATAAATAATTGTTTTATTTTAGACTCTTTTTGAGAAACTAATTTAATAGCATCATCTTTTTCTTTAGTTAAATCTGCTATAGTATTTTTATATTCTCTAATTAAATCTCGTTCACTCATATATTAGATGCTACCTTAAGATGGTCATCCTTTCATTCAGAAAAGTCATGTGCTAGTACTTCAATAACTAAATCTTTAACTTCTTTAGCTTTAACTACATACTCATATGCATGAGTTTTAATATCTTTATTAGTTGTTAAATAAGTTGTTAAGTCTACACCGCTATATGCTTTTGCATAAACATTATTACTTAATGCTAGGCTTGAACCACTAGATAACAATGCAAACTCACTACATCCAGTTAATAATAATAAACCAACTATTAATCCTAAACATTTTTTAATCATAATAATCTATTCCTATGTAATTGACCCAACCATACGTGTTCTTGTTGTTTATCTTTATCTAATTTTTCAAAACAATCTTGACATATCTTACAATTTCTATCGTGAATATATCTTCGCATAGTACCACCACTTTGTTTTTTATCACAAGTTCTACAAATATCTCCAAAATTTGTACCACCATCCATCATTCCCACAATTATCTCTCCTTATAGTTCATAACACTTCTCTGTAAATAATTCTTTAATAGGTATGACTACACATTTAGATGCTCGGTAATCTCCTATCTGTTTTGTATGTGTCTTCTTAT